TAGTTGATACGGCTGTGTTCCGCACAAACGGTCAGAGCGTTTCAGAGAACACAACAATAGGGTCAACCAAGAATGCCTTGGCGATTGGCCCTCTAACAATAGGTTCGTCAACCACGATTACGGTTAACGGCAACCTAACAATACTGTGAGGCATAGATGGCTTCGATAATAAATGTAGATAAGATTGCTGAAGCTACCAGTGGAAATGGTGTGCAGATTCCGGGTCATTTGGTTCAGGTTCAACATTTTGACTACACAGGTTCAGAGTTTAATACAACTTCAACCAGTGAGGTTGCTACCCCCATTGCGGTATCCATAACGCCAAAGTTTTCTAATAGTAAGGTTTTGGTTATGTGCGAGACAAACCTAAGAAAGAACTCTACTGTGGATGCCGCTGGTGCAAGTTGCTATTTGTACAGAGACACTACGAAAATTAGACAGACTTGGCAAAATGTGTATGGCTTAACACCGGGAGGCAGCATCGGTCTTTTTGGGCATTGGTCAGGTCATTACTACGATACGCCTAGCACCACATCACAAATTACATACACGCTGTACGTCAGTTCTTACGGGGGTCATTCAGTAGTTGTTGGCGATGGCGCGTCAGGTGGTCAAATGACAGTCATGGAGATTGCACAATGAGTAAGCTCTTTGTGGATGACATTGCTGAGAAGACCAGCGGTCATGGTGTGCAAATTCCGGGGCATGTGGTTCAAGTTTTAAGCACAACTAAAACTGACACCGCAAGTTTTTCTTCATCTACTACGAACACTTTTGTTGATCTTCCTAATTTGTCGGTCACAATTACGCCAACTTCAACGTCTAGCAAAATACTTGTCTTTTTTACGGCAAATGTGGGTCAAAGTACGACAGCAACAATTCACGTTAGATTAGTCCGAGGCAGTACACCAATATATGTTGGAGATGGTTCAGGTGGAAGTAGATTGCAAGATAGCGCAGTCCTTAGGACTGCCAGTTCTCCTTACGCTTTAGAAGTAGGAAATTTACAAGGCACATTTTTAGACTCTCCTTCTACTACAAACGCAACGGTTTACAAACTTCAGGGAGTTTTAGGAGCAAGTTACAACGGCACTTTCTATGTGAATAGGTCGGCAACAGATAGCAATGCGGATTACGGTGGGCGCACAGCATCATCAATCACAGTTATGGAGATTGCACAATGACAAGCATCTTGAAAGTAGACTCCATCCAAACTGCGGCTGGTAAACCAATAGTTAATGCTACTGGTTCTGTGCTTCAAGTTCAATCAACTGCAAAAACCGATACCGGATCTTTTACTGGAACATCTTTTGCAGATTTAACAGGAGTATCTGTAACCATTACTCCATCATCGTCTTCTTCTAAAGTTTTGTTATACGTTTGCATGACTGGTTTTCAAAGTTCTGATTCGTATTCTGCAAAATTAAAACTAGTAAGAAATAGCACTTCAATTGGAGTAGGTGCTTCTGCTGGAAGCCGAACACCAGCATCTTTTGTAATAGATAGCTACGGTGCAGGTTCTTTATCAACAGTGACTGCCAATTTTCATTTCTTAGATTCTCCGTCAACAACCTCTGCTGTCACTTATAAAATTCAAGGCAAGATTGACGCTGGTACTTTTTATTTTGGTAGAAATGATACTGATGGAGATTCGGCAGAACATGGTCGTTACCCCACAATTATTACCGCAATGGAAATAGCAGGATAGGAGAATAAAATGAGCATATCACAAGCACTCACAGAACTAGGCATCAACGAATGGGTGCTTCGTGGTGAGCCGACAACAGAGGCTGAATTTGGCGAGATGTTCCGTAAAGTCACGGGCGCTGATTCCAATGGCTCGGCTATCGAAAGCAGCAAGCCATCTGACTGGGGTACAACTTGGTCAGCGGTCAAAGCAAAGTCTGATGAGCTAAAGGCGGCGGAGCCTATGAAGCTGCTACGGGCAGAGCGTGATCGTTTGATTGCAGAGACAGACTGGTGGGCATCTAGTGACTTAGCTGGTTCAATGAGCGGCGCTCGTACAGCATACCGTCAGGCACTGCGTGACATTACCAAGAGCGCCACAAGCCTTGACGATGTAACTTGGCCTACGAAGCCGGAGTAAGATATGAGCCGTGCAAGAGAAATAGCTGATCTAGGTTCCCCGGCAGCAAGCGGCTTGTCGAACAGGAATTTTGTCATCAATGGTGATATGCAGGTGGCCCAGCGGGGTACGTCAGCAACAGTTACAACAGGCAGTGGTCCACAAACTTGTGACAGATTTTTTGTTGAGGCAGCGTCTAGCGGTACATTTAATGTAACTCAAAGCACGACTGCGCCGGATGGGTTTGCCAACAGTTTTAAATTTGACTGTACCAGCGCAGATGCTTCTCCTAACTTTCTTCTTTTTGGTTATCGTATTGAAGGTCAAGATGTTCAGAATTTAAAAAAGGGAACGTCTGGTGCTTTATCAACAGCCTTATCTTTTTATGTAAGGTCGAGTAAAACAGGTACATATCAGGTTAATTTGCGAGACATAGATAATGGCCGCATAATCGGAGTAACATACACAATTAGTTCCGCAAATACTTGGGAATACAAGACTGTTACTTTTATTGGTGATACATCTGGAATACTAGGTAATGATAATGGTAACTCTTTAACTATTGAGTGGTGGCTTGCGGCTGGCAGTACTTACAATAGCGGTGCTGTTCCGACTGCTTGGGAAGCGAAAGTAGACGGAGATAGGGCAGCGGGTTTAAATGTAGCCATTGGCGCATCAACATCTGATGATTTCCACATCACGGGCATCCAGCTTGAAATCGGAGATGTAGCCACGCCGTTTGAGCATGAGGACTTTGGAGCTACGTTAAAAAAGTGTCAAAGGTATTATCAAAATTACGTTACAGACAAATTGTATTTTAACGGAACAAACGAACCTTCTTCAGAAATAGGTAATAGTAGGCTTTTACCAACACTAATGAGAGCAGCTCCTGCTGTAGGAAATAAATCTTCTACACATGGTTCAGCGGGTGCAATGTCAGCTAACGCTCAAACAATCAGATATATAACAGTAGCTAGTCATGGCACCGGCGGTTTTAATGTTGGGTTTGATTTAGATGCGGAGTTATAAAAAAATGAACATTACTTTAGCAAAATATTATAGTAGTAAAAAAGATATAATTGAAGCAGTCATTGATGGCGTGTCGTTAGATATACCAACAAGTGACTTAGCCAACCGCCACTACGCAGAAATCATGCGTCAAGTAGATTCTGGCGAAATAACCATTGCAGATGCTGACTGATGTTTGGTGAGTTGGCATTATCCGAAAGGGCTATCGCGGACCAAGGTATTCTATCTTTTGGTTCTGCAACTGCTAATGCCAACTTCACTGTAGACGGCGCACCTATGTTTATAGCAAGCGCCTCCGAAGAAATGTCCGCAATTGGTGTTAAGGTTTCAATTGGCGTTGGTGTGCTTGCAGGTATCTTTGAGGCTTCCGCTGAGTTCCTACAAGGCACAGAGCTTACTCGCTTTGGAACAGTCATTGCAGAGATGGATTTTAGCACTGTACAAACTGCGAATGGTACGTTTGTAGCTTCAGCCATATCCGATCAAGACGCTGCCTTTATACAAAGCACAAACGCCGTTATGACTCTAAGTGGAGTCTCTGAGCAGAGTGCTAACTTCACACAGACATCCGGCGGAAATCTGCTATACTCTGCCTCGCAAGAAATGACGGCAGAGTTTATACAGTCTGTCACGCCTACATTTATAACAAACTCTCCGTTGACCATTGAGTCTGTCTTCATACAGTCTTCCCTTGGCACCAAAATTATAAATATGGATGAACTGCAAATTAATGCAGTGTTTGTTATGTCCGCTGAAGGTAGGTTCTATTGGGAGCGTATAGATGCTGACACCCCATCAGAAAACTGGGTGCAGGTTGTTCCAAGTGGTGGAACATGGACAGAAATCAATGCGGGTGCTACAATAGCAACGTGGACAAATAAGGTGGTATAAATGGCAAGTACATATACTTCAAATGTTGGAATTGAAAAACCCGGCTCCGGCGAACAGGCAGGCACTTGGGGAACAACAACTAATTCCAACTTCGACATAATTGATCAGGCTCTTCATGGTCAAGCTCAGATAACTATTACTGGTAGCCAAGATCTGACCACCAACGATGGCTCTACCAGTGACGGCGCGAACACTGTTCTCGTCCTGACTGGAACTCCGGGTTCTACTTTTGAGCTAAGAGTTACTCCGACAGATCAAGAAAAATTCTATACTATCAAGAATGAAACCAACGGTGCATGTCGCGTTATATACAAGGGTGTAACGTACTCTACATCTAACGGTGTAGAGATCTTAGCTGGCGCATCAGCCGCCGTGACGGGTGACGGTGGCGGTGGTTCTGGCAAATTTAAAAGTCTGACACCAACCACTGATCTGGTTAACGACACGAGTCCTTCTCTTGGGGGCAACCTTGACGTTGAAACGCACAGCATTGTAACCACAGCAAGCAATAGAAATATTGCAATTACTCCGCATGGCACAGGTTCTGTTATACTTGACGGATTGTCCTACCCACAAGCAGACGGCTCCGCAGGTCAACTATTAAAGACAGACGGCTCTGGGCAGCTTGCGTTTGTAAGCGCAGGCTCTAGCTTTGGAAACACATTAAGTCTCACAGGTGGTAGTGGGTGGACAATTTCTGTTGATGGCAACAATAACTTAGTGTTTTCTTACGGTGGTTCTGCGAAAGCTAAAGTAGCTACTACTGGAGCGATAACTTCTATCAACGATGTAACTGCGTATGGATCTATCTAATGACGTTACCATCTTCTGGAACCCTGTCACTTTCTCAGATTCAGACGGAGTTTACTGGCTTAACCCCTATTTCCATGAGCGAGTATTATAAGAGTGGTGGCAACGGGTACGTTCCGTCCACTGTTGCAGAAGCGGTAACTGCATCAAGTCTTGGGGGAAGTAACTCTTATAACCGCAGATACCCCGGTATTGGTGGTTATGATCCACAGATAAACACCTTTAGCCGTTTATATACACAAGCCCTTTGGGGCGATAACGGCAGTACCATAACTATGGACAGAAATTTTACTGTCAGCAGAACCGGATCTTATCAGTATTACGTTGGTTATTACATACAAGGCAGTGGGACTGCCAATATTACTATGTACGCAAACGGTAGCTCGGTTCGATCACACAGCCTAGTTGTGGGGTACAATACCACCACTTCAGCCGTTAACACACTTTCTTTGAGTGCGGGGCAGGTTATACGGTTTACTGGAAGCGCCCCATCTTCTGGCTGGGCAGTGATCTATGTTTATGTGGGCGGAAGTTCGTACAACAACTCTTCCATCACTACAGCCGTTAACTCAGGCATTCCTACATCTGGTGCTTTAGACATTACTGATTTTTATGGCGGGAGAAAAACATAATGCCGCTAACAAAATTACAATTCAGACCCGGCATTGTCCAAGATCTTACATCTTATGCTAACGAAGGTGGCTGGCGTGACGGCGATAAAGTGCGCTTTCGTCTGGGCTACCCCGAAAAAATAGGTGGGTGGGCTAAGTATACCAGTTCAACCTTCTTAGGCTCTTGTCGCGCCTTACACAACTGGATTGCTTTGGACGGTTCTAATTATTTGGGTTTAGGGACAAACTTAAAATATTATGTTGAAGAGGGTGGCACATACAATGACATAACCCCTATCCGCACTGGCTCTCCTACCAGTGCAGGGGTTATTACGTTTAGTGCTGTAACGTCAGCCCCATTCTCTAGTACAATCACCGTAACACACACCAACCACGGTGCGGTATCTGGGGACTTTGTTACTTTTTCTAGCGTGGCTAGTCTTGGCGGCAACATGAACGTCAATGTTTTAAATCAAGAATACAGCATCGATCAGGTTCTTACCGCTAGTTCCTATGAGATTACAGCTAAAGATCTTCTTGGGGCTACGGTGACATCTAATGGTTCTGACACAGGTAATGGCGGCAGCAATACAGTAGGAAATTATCAAGTTAACACAGGTCTAAACTCTACAGTTGGTGGCACAGGATGGGGCGCAGGTTTGTTTGGAGGTAGAACTTCAGGGCCTTTACAAACTCTGTTAAACGAAGGTGGCACCCTTTCGGCAAGTGACACCACAATTACTGTAACCAGCACTACGGGCATTGTGGCTACTGACATTGTTATGATTGATAACGAGTTAATACTTGTTGGTGGCATTTCCAGCAATGATTTAACTGGTTGCACAAGAGGCCACTCTGGCACCACAGCAGCTACACATACTGACGGTAGTTTGGTTATCTTAGCCAAAGGCAACGCTGATGCCGCTGATGATTTCTTCGGATGGGGCGTTGCAGCTTCTGGCGGACTGACAACAACGACTCAAATAAGATTGTGGTCACACGATAATTTTGGGGAAGATCTTATTATAAATCCACGAGATTCTGGCTTGTTCTATTGGGATAAGTCAACTGGGACAAACGCTAGAGCCGTAGAACTATCTACGACATCTGGCACCAAGAGAAGCGTCCCCACTATTTGCAAGCAGGTTATGGTATCAGACAGGGATCGTCACGTTCTTGCTTTTGGGGCTGATGGGTTAGGTAGCTCAACAGACACTCAAGGTAACGGAGTGCAAGACCCATTATTAATACGTTTTTCTAGCCAAGAAAGTCCAATAGATTGGTTCCCCACTTCTTCTAACACTGCTGGGGATCTACGCCTTGGTTCTGGGTCTACCTTTGTAAAAGCTATTGAAACTAAACGTGAAATTCTAGTGTGGACAGATACTGCTCTAACATCTATGCGTTTTATTGGCCCTCCCTTTACCTTTGGTTTACAGCAACTTGCCTCTAACATAACTATCGCTGGACCAAACGCCGCTGTTGCCACAGAAGATTTTGTATTCTGGATGGGTGATGACAATTTTTATGTGTACGCTGGTCAGACCGCGCAGTTACCTTGCACTGTAAAGGATAAGGTGTTTAACGACATCAATCTAGACCAGAATGATAAGATTTTTGGTGGGGTTAACTCTGAGTTTAGTGAGGTATT